AATATCATTTTGATATCATCAAGTTAAAATAAAAAAGCATCTTTGTCAAGATGCTTTTCAATATAAAATAAGGGGGATAAAACGAATTGCACAAAGAGAGAAAACCTATTATAGCTGAATATTAGAGAGTTGTAAAACAACAGGCGAATAACGAATTGTGCACGAGCTTTAATCGAGCTTTAATTCTGCTTTAAGTTTGAGGCTCGAATGTGGCCGTTTGTAGAGCGGTTCTTTAATTGGCGTGGACCATACCACCAGAAACACGCCAAAACCCCTTAAAATAAGCCTTTTTGAAGATCTTGTACGGAAGATACTGGCCCCTGAACGGGGCTTTTTTTATGCCTGGTTGTGTGCGGTAAGTAGCTCTGTTTTTCTATTCCCCTGTTATGTGCAATTTGATTTATTTTTTTAATATGGGATAAAACACGGGAACAACACGGGAATATATTATGCAATTTAGAATAGTTTTAAGATAATGTATAAAGTATTATGATTTACTTTATATACGCGAAAAACCCACATATACACACCTTTATTCAATACAACATAAGTGTTAGAATTTAGGCTAAATGATTGTGATTCAGTTAAGTGAAATAAAAAAGGGATACTTGACTAGGGGCGTTATGTACGTGTGTGCTTGAAAACGGGCGTCTTGTTAGTTAACGCTCAGTCGCATTGTCACCATGAACCTTAGGCTTAACTCGCTTTGACTGCTCTCCACTTTCGAGTTTGTGTTTTAGTACGGCATTCTCACCTGCTAGGTCTCTTATCATCTCAAGTGCTTCCTTTGTAGTCATGTAGCCATGACTTACTTCTTCCACTAATGATGTGCCTGGCACCTGCGGTGCGCTATATTCGTTTTTGTTGCAATTCACCTCCATCTCGCCTTCGCCCAGGATCAACCAGCGTGCATTGACGTTCTCAAATGCGGATAATGTCTTCGCGATAACTTCAAATGAAGGGTTTGTACCCCTCGATCCGGTTATATTCTCAATAACGGATGGTGAAACATTAATTTTTTTCGCAAATGCGCTTTTGTTGCTATTTGCGTAAAAATCAATTAGTTGCTTATATCTTTCTTGTATCGACATCAATGAAAATACTCTTATGAGATTAAAAATGTTTCATTTGAGTTTGTTTTGTTCTCAAATGCGCATATATTTGTTGTCAGTTATCGCAACAAAATAAGCAAATAATAATGAAAGAACAACGAGTAAAGGAGATTAAGGACAGAGAACAACGAGTAAAGGAGATTAAGGACAGACTCCCGCATGGTGCTTACGGGATAATAAGCAAAATGGTTGGCGGGAGATACCAGCCCAGAACGATAGAGGCTATGTTTCGTGATCCTGAATTACCCTCTTCCAGGAAGATGAACGATGATGTTCTCGATGCCGCACAAAAATTAATCGAAACTATAAATCCTAAAATCGAAGAGTATGAACACAATTAACTTATCATTTGCAGCCCTATTTTTTGTACTGGCAATGGCCGGGTTTGTATTTGTTGTTTTTTACGGTGCCTGGTGGCACATCGGAACACTTATCGTGTGTTCAATTATTTCCGCTCTATTCTACTCTGAATTTAAACTGCGCGGCGGCAAGATTCTCCGCAAAACACGATTGGCTCTAAAATCATGGTTTGAGCGAATCGCTAAACGAATGAAATCAATTTCATTTTCTGCTCCTACTTACAGCCACAAATAACCACTGATTTTTCAACTGCCTGCTTGTTGAAAAGCTTTCGGATTAACCGAATGCGGGCACTAATCGCGACTAATGACACCTTACGAATACCATAATGACATCTTAGGCGTACAAGCAAGATTCTTGATAGACGGAAGAGACGCTATCTCAGAAAGCTTGAGATTTATAGGTGACCGTGGGTTAAGAATGCGAATATCGAAAGGTTATATCAAGCGGTTGCGCCCCAATGGACCTGGCACACCGATGTTGGTTAGCTGGTTGACTTTACCTGCAGCATGGCAGCGCCAGCTGATCGAAACTTTTGGAGAGCCTGCCAAACAATTAAAGCAAAGCTGGTTCGAAAAACACTATGAGCGCGACTTGGTTGCCTTAGAGTATTATTTGAGCTATCGCCTTGATGATGAAAAGACACTGCCCGACGATGTAATCGAAGAGTATGTGCTTAATGCCTCGGTTTTAAATACGGTTGACAAGGTTTACAGTAACCGATACGCTTTGCGTAAGGCTATGCGTGGAGCGGTGAAGGATATCTGGACAATCGTTTCGAACGAGTGCAACCGCTTTAAGGATGTTTGGCCGCATACCCTACCAACAAACCCGGCAAGCCTGCGCCGTAAGTTGCGCCAGTATAATAATGGTGGTTACGAGGTATTGATTCACGGCAACTGGTGCAATAAGTCGGCGCTGAAGGTTGACGACAGCGTTATGTCACTGCTGAATGCCCTGTTTGCCGACAATAAAGAAAAGCCAACAGCTACCGAAGTTAGCCGCCGTTACGAAGGTTTTTTAACCGGGTATGTCGAAGTATATGACAACGAAACAGGCGAAATGTACGATCCTGCCGTATATCCAAAGCTGTCGGCAGCAACCGTAAAAAATTACCTGGCTAAATGGGTAAATAAAGCAGCAACGCACACCGTGCGAAGCGGCGACCGCCAAAAGTGGCTGAATGCCTACATTCCTCACCACACATTGCAACAGCCTAAAGTAGCAGGCTCCATTATTTCAATCGATGACCGCCAGCCACCATTCGAATATGCGCCCGGCAAACGTGTTTGGTTTTATAATGGTATTGACTTAGCAAGCGAAGCCTATACAGTTTGGGTGTATGGCAAAACCAAGGAAGGTATTATCGATGATTTTTACCGCCAATTGGTTCGCAATTATACCGAGTGGGGCTTGCAACTACCTACGGAGCTTGAGGCCGAAATGAGTTTGAACAGCAAGTTTCGCGACACCTTCCTGCAGGATGGCAGCCTGTTTCAATATGTACACATCGAGGCGAACAATGCCCGCGCAAAACGAATTGAGCGCTACTTCGGAGCTATGCGCTACGAAATTGAAAAAGGACAGGAAGGTTGGCTGGCCCGCCCGTTTGCCGGAAGTGAAAGCAACCAGGCAGGACCGCGAGAAACACCTCTGATTCCTTACGACGAGATTATTACCCGCAGTTTGCTCAATATTCAGACCTGGAACAACATGGAGCACTCCAAAATTAAAGGCAAAAGCCGTTGGGAGGTATTCATGGAAAACCAGCCCGAAAACCCAAGGCCAACCAACTGGCGCGCGTTCCTGCCTTATTTGGGGCAAAAAGTACGCACGAGCTGCAATCGGGGTATTATCAAATTTCAAAAAACGGAGTTTGTATTGGGTAACGATGGACAGATCGCTTATTCTGACCGCCTGATTCGCCTGATGGATCAGATTGAAGGCCGCGAGGTTGATGTGTACTGGATGCGTGGCAATGACGACAAGGTACTGAAAGCACTTGTTTATCAACCCGACTCATCGCGCTTTGTGTGCGAAGCCATCTATAAGCCAATCTATAACCGTGCACGGGCCGAGCAAACCCCAGATGACGAGGAAGCCAAAACAGCAATGGCTAAATACGTGGCCTCGGTTACCGGCTTCATCAATCACGGAAAAAAAGCGATCACGAAGATCACAACCTTCGACAACCGACCGAAGACCATCAGTAACAGCTTCAAAATTGACTTGCCGAGCGATGGCCTTGCAACTACACCGAGTGCTGAAATGCCTGTCGACGACGGCTTCGATGCATTCTCTCTGAAAACGACGCCGGATTATGAAGAACCGGAAGTACTGGATGATATCGACACCGACGACGATTTAAACGGCTTTGAAAACCGATTTACACGGAGTTTAAAAGACAGATTTTAACCAAATAAATTCAGAATTATGCCATTAAAAGTAACAGCATCTTACAAAGAACGAGTGTATAACGCCATGATTGAGCAGCGCCAGCTGTTTGATGGATCAAACGGCAGCTTTGCCAAAATGCTCGGTATTAATGCATCTATATTCACGCGCATACACGCCGGAGAACGCGAAGGTATTTTAAGTCCTGTAAAATGGATCATGCTAGGCCAGAAATTGGGTGTGACGACCGAAGAACGCCAATGGGTAGCAGCCCGAACAGATGTGTTCAACATTATCGAGGAAGATATCCTGTTTTGCAAGGCTTTCTCAAAAGCGCGGATTTGTGTCGACGACTGCGGAATTGGTAAAACCTACACCGCAACCTACCTGAGCCGTCAGGTACGCAACTGCTTCTACCTGGATGCCAGCCAATGTAAAACCAAGTTCCAGTTTGTCCGTGCCCTTGCAGAATCTATCGGTTGCGATCGATCAGGAAGACACGGGCAGATTAAAGAAATCATGAAAATTCACCTGCAAACTTTAGATAAGCCGATTGTCATAATCGACGAGGCTGGTGATTTGGAATATGCAGCTTTTTTGGAGCTGAAGGAACTGTGGAACGCAACCGAGCACTATTGTGGCTGGTACATGATGGGTGCCGATGGCCTGCGTGCCAAGATTGAACGCGGAATCAATAACCGCAAGGTCGGGTTTGCCGAGATCTTCTCGCGCTACTCCGAACGCTTTACCACTATTGTCCCTAAGGAAAAGCACGAACGTGCAACCTTCTACCGAAAACTAATTACCGACACGCTGGTGGCTAATAAATGCCCGGCTGATAAGGTTACCGAGATCGTGAAAAAATGTATGATCAACGACTCCTCATTTATCGGCGGGTTAAGGCGTGCCGAGTCTCTCTTACTCCTTCATAGTTAAAAACCTCCAAAATCTCCAGACATGTTTAAAACAGCAAATAACTCAACAAACACCGCTTCCTCCAAACAAGCGAACAAACAAGCAACTAACCGTATCCATTTCGAAAACAAAGGTCAGGAACTAAGCTGGATTGATGTAACCGACTCCGGCGAAATCGTATCAACCCATCCAAACCATGCGCTCATCTGGCGCGGGCGCTTTGTCGACCTCGAAACAGCCACTAAAGGCAACTATCCCGAATACATTGATGTGCGCACTGGTCAGCGCGACTTCATGAACTTCAAAGTGAAAGAGATTGAACCAATTAACCGGGAGGACTAAGCCATGCGACGAATCCATTTCGAACCGGATAGGAATAAGCGAAATCGTGATTTCGACAGATTCATCATTGCCGACGACGGCCATATCGTGAAAACTGAACCCTACAATGTGCCATTCTTTCGCAATTGCCAGGTTGATTTGAATACGCTGGCATTGAATAAGCGCATTGAATACGAGCATCCTACGCTTGGCACTTGTGGCATCAAGTACAAAGTAACTGAAATCGAAGACCTGAAATGTTTACCCAATGAAAAGGAGCCTAACTACTAAAAACCTGTTCGATAAGCGTACCGGCGCGGTGGTGTCGTTCCAAAGTCCGCTCTTTGAGCGGGCTATTGGACCCGCCGAGAAAAAAGGCCTTTGGCTGATCTACGGTTACGAGAAAAACGGCAAGACCTGGTTCACGCTTCAATTGGCCCGCGATTTAGCCTCGCTCGAAAAGGTGGCCTATATCAGCGCCGAGGAAGGAACCGACAAATCGTTTGTTGATGCCTGTCACCGTGCCGGAATTACCCGCGACACCAAGATCACATTCGACGAGTATATGCCGGTTGACGATTTGGTGGAGAAGTTCAGTAAACCACGCCAGCCGGATATTATTTTTCTGGATAACCTGGTTGTTTACTCCGACGAGCTAAAAGGCCTTGCCCTGCGCAAACTATCCGAAGCATTGCCAAACAAGCTGATTGTTTGTGTAGGCCACGAGGAACGCAAGTTTCCGTACCCGGCAGCAGCTAAAATGGCAAGCAAACTTGCAAAAGTGATCTGCCATGTGCAAGGTCTGAAAGCGACTGTTGTCTCCCGATTTGCCCCGCAAGGCGGCGAAATTATCATTCACGACGACCTCAGCGAAATGTACTGGGGCACTGAACAGTAAATACAGACACGATGAACACCACACAGACCAAAACACATGCAAACCTGCTTAAAAAGTACCACACGCTTTGCACAAAGCTTGGGATGAGCAAGGACGAGAAAGACCAGCTGCTGACCGCTTACGGCGTTGGAAGCAGCACACGGCTAACGATTAGCCAGCTCAAAGAGCTTACTGCTAAGCTCGAAGCACTGCACAAACCCAAGCAAGCCCAAGGCGACAAATGGCGCAAGCGCCTTATTGCTGCCATCGATGGCTGGCTGCGGGCCATGAACCACGAACCGAACATCGACCTCATTAAGAGCATTGCCTGCCGGGCTGCCGGAAGTGGTAAACGCTTTAACGAGATCCCGCTCGAACAGCTACGCTCGCTGTACTACGCTTTTAAAAACAAGTCGAAAGACTTGAAAAAGGTCGACCTGCTCACGGCTGAGCAAATGGACATTCAAGCGCATTTAAATTAAAAACCAAATACTCCAATGGCAAGCAACAGACGATACCACTTAGAGCGCGTTGTAGAAATGCAAGACCACGTGCTTGAGATCCAGGGCGAACACCCCGGACTCCCACTCACGAAAATTTACTCCCAATACATTCGGCAAAGATTCAAGATCAGCTACCCGACTTTTCGGCTGTGGCTAGGCATTCCTGCGAAAGCGCAACTGGCAAAGCTTGTAGCTGCCGAGAACAAGAAAAAACAAACAATTAAAAAGTAATAATCATGGCACAGAAGATCTGGCAAGATGAAAATGGCATTGTTATACCGGCAAACCGGATAACTGCCAGCGAGAAGCTACGCGAAAGGGCATGCGATAAGCTTCTGAAAGAATCGGAAAAAGTAAGTAACAAAATTGCAGAGCTAAAGGCAATGTTCGGCGAGCTGACCGACGAGGTGTACGAAGCCGTAATGGCCGAAAATAACGTGGACACTGCCGACCGAAAAGGCAATTTCACCTTTTTCAATTTCAACCGCAGCATTAAGGTTGAAGTTGACGTGAACGAGCGCATCGAGTTTGATGATGCCATGATAGCCGTAGCCAAAGAGCATTTGGATGTATTTATTACCAATGCCACCGGAACGGCCATCGACGACATGATTCGCGAAATGATTAATGATGCCTTTTCGACATCGCGCGGCAAGCTCGACACCAAGAAAGTGCTAAACCTGACACGCTACCGAAGCCGCGTTGACGGTGAAAAGTACCCCAACTTTCACGCCGCTATCGATGCCATTGAAAAAGCAATCCGCAAACCAACATCGAAGCGTTACCACCGCATATCGATCAAGAAAAACGACGAAGAAGGCTATGAGTCGATCAATCTCAACTTCTCGTCGCTATAGCTCACGGTGAGCATAACCCGTCGTTCTTATTTTTTAGTCTTAGTTAGGAAAGCTGCCCCGGCACGAGAGAGCCGGGCAGCACTCGGGGATATGGGCGAAAGGTGAGCCTGAACTCAGCGATAGATTTTCGTGAAAGTGGCTTTTAGTAACTCGCTGAACAAATTGGAGACACATAGCATGGTTCGAGTCCGTGCATCCCCACAATGGCAATGGTGCCAGAAACAAACAACGGATAAAATGGGAATAAAGAAAGTTTCAAATTTTACAACGCAACGCTACTTGCATAAACCGGAAGATAATCAGAATGGCGATTGCTGGGCGGCTTGTATCTCATCGTTGACTGGAATACCGTTAGACGAAGTTCCAGATCCAAATTCAGAAGAAAATAAGGAATGGCCCGTGTACTGGGTTAACATGTACAAGTTTCTTCAACAACGAGGATTTGACATGTGCTGCATTAATGTTTCAGAATTTAAAGAAGAAGATTATTGCATTGCAGTTGGCAAAAGCCCGAGATGTATTGGTGTTAATAGTGATTTATATCACGCAGTTATTTGGAATAAAGGAATTGTGCATGATCCGCACCCTGATCGAACTGGGATATTAACGATTGATCATTTCGAAGTAATTGAAAAGCTAACCGATAATTAACTGTAAAATCATGGAAGACCTTTTAATCAAAGTAGCACGAATGCGAAGGATGCAAAAGAAGTACTTCGCCACCAAGGAGCAACAATACCTGGTTGCATCGAAAGAAGCCGAGCGGCAAGTTGACGAAGCATTGAACAGGCTTGGGCACCCAACCACCAGCGCCGAAGACCGACAAGAACAACAACGATTATTCTAACCAACATGAAAAAGAAGATACAAGACAAACAGTTTACGCTAAGCATTATCGGCTTAATCGTGCTGCAGTTGGTAATGGCTTCAGTGAAGCTATTTCATGTGTTCGACGATTGGAGCTGGTGGTTCGTTACCATACCCGTTTGGGGTAGTTTTCTGCTGCTTCTGCTACTGTTAATCGCCATCTGGATTGCCGTAGCTATTGAGCGCCGCAAGATGGACAGACGCATTACAATTACGAAACGCAAATAAACAAAACCCCTGCCCGATACTCCTGACGGCAATCGGGACGGGCAAGGGCAATTTTAACTGTAATACAACACAAAGTTATGCAAACATGGTTTGAAACCAAAGTCGCTTACACCAAACTCGATCAGGACGGTCGTGAGCGCAAAGTTACCGAGAGTTATTTAATTGATGCTGTGTCGTACACCGATGCCGAGGCGCGTATTGTTACCGAGCTGCAACAGGTGATCCGTGGCGAGTTCAAGATTACCGACATCAAGCAGTCGAACATTATCGAGATCTTCCCAAGCGAAAGCGGCGAGTACTACTGGAAAGCCCGCATCGCCATTGTAACCATCGACGAGCGTGCAGGCAAAGAGAAGAAAGTGAACAACTACTTCCTGGTGCAGGCCGACGACTTTAAAGAAGCCTTGCAGCGCCTTGAGGA